TAAGTGCAACAAGCAAAAATCTACGAAAAGAAAGTCAAACACAGTCAAAACCAATTGCATTTTCCTTATTATTAGATTATCACTAGTACTTATCATCCATCTCTGTCTGTGTCACTAATGGAGATCTGTGCGTGGTTCATGCATCTGTTCTGTTGTGGTTGTGGTTGTGATATGTGCTTTTAAGTTTCTATTTTAAAGTGTCGTTACTTTTACTCTTATAGTACTCTTCACTTGCACATTACTTCTGTCGTTTGCTGTTTCTTCGTACAGTTACTAATGGATCCTCTTTTCCTTAAACGTTTCAACATGGACGGTGGTAAGTTACAAATTTGCGCACCAATCTCTGACGCTCTCAAAGCGGCGTACAACAACCACGGGGTTGATATCAAATCAAGCTATGCTGTTACTGCACCGTGCGGGACTGTCATAAGCGTGGAGAATTCAACAAATGAGGTGTTGAAAGACTTCGTTGAAGCTGGCATGAAATTCAATGACGATGTGGCAGGTGAATGTCCAAAAGGTCAATGCAATGAAGCTAGTAAGGGTAGGTCATCATGGTTTCTTAATTGCAGCCCCACCCTTGCTGTTGGCGGTCGATCAGCAACGTTCATTATGCCAATGAGCCCACGACGCGTTTTCTCGAGCGGATACTGTTACCTCAATCTGGCAGTGGCAATGTCACCTTACATTTTCGATGAGGATGCAATCAAATTTGCTGAATTTCTGCATGATCTTCCAATTGTTCTTGGCAAGTGGCCGGCAATGGTGAAAGTTGCTCGCTCTTTTGCGTGGCTTTTGCAACACATGCCATATCTTTGCGATAGACACATTCCTCACATTTCCATCAATCACAACTTAAATGCAGCACACGTTTCGGATCAAAGGGGACCCATGATTGGATGTCATATCCTAAACGCATATACGCTGAAGGATTTCGTCCTCACTGGGATGGACACATTGAATGCCAACACAATGCTTGGTGGTATGGATGCACTCACATCAGCTTATCAATCCCTCGACAAGGCCATAATGCAGGCAAATAAAAGTTTCCAACCCTGGTTGACTTTCTACAGAATGATCTGCGCAGATTCAATGCTCGCTGCAACTCTTATAATGTCACCAGCAACACTCCAAAAACTTGAGAGCTGGTTTGAAGATGATGAGGGTTTTAGAAGGGTGGTGGCCACATTGGAGACTACTGTCAGTGATGCTTTGCTAAGAATGGTCATTATCAAGCGCGCAATTCACGGAGTCAAAATGCACTTTCGCACTGATAATGTTGAACGCTCAACAAATGAGTTACACAGGGCAATCATCGCTTACATCGATTCACAGGATGACCAAAGCGCAAAGGATTTAGGTGATGCAGCTCGCCGTTTTGAAACAATGGCGCTTGAAAAAAAGATGCAATTCGTGTACTTAGAAAGTTCAATAGCCCATTGTTCGGATTATCGCTGGCGTCGCGAGCGAGGTTTCAGTTATATATCATGTGGCGAAAGTTTGTGTACTTTGCTGCTATCAAAGCTCGGAAGTTGTATACCTGCAATTCAGCTCCAAGAGCAGAGGGAACGGCTGCCAGAATTCATACGCGCGGCCAGATACACATGGGTAACCATTTACTGGTTCGTGCAAGCAGCAAGCCTCATGTTGCTGGGGTGGTTTTCAATTAAGAATTTCATGTTATTCTTACTCCGAGCAGTTACTAAGTATTACCTGGGACATCACTACGCACATCACATCTGGACCCTGCTCATTTCGACAATTGCGCTTCTTGTTTCAGCTTGGACCTATATGAAGGCAACGAAACCAACACAACTTCAAGCTACAACAAATGAGAAAAAGGTGACAGGGCTGATAGCTTTCATCGTTCTTGCAGTTCACATCTTTGATGCCGATTTAGCAATCATGCTATCGTCATCACTACACACCATTTCCCGAACAGCTTCCATGCTCACTGATGAGACAAGGAACATCTTACCTCGTATCATTAATGGGACAGTTTTGCAAGGCGATATTGGTGAAATAATGGAGCTTGATGTTGAGATCGATCCCGAAATAGCCCAGCACGAGGAGCTTCGCACAAAGCACAAAACCTTTCAGGCGTGGATTGATGAGAAAGTTTGCTCCCTCGAGCAATACACAAGAGAGCTGCAGTATGGCGGATCAAGTGTGCATTTTGTTGTGCACTCGTCAAATCATGATGACATCAGTGACGATATGCTTGCTACTAAACGCGAATGGAATTCAGTTGTCGGTGGCACAGGTAGTGGCAAGTCAACACGCATACCCGTGCATTACTACAACAAGCTTCAGAAGGCTATTGGACGACAACACAAGATCTTGATTTGCGAACCGTCACGCGCAACTACAGCGAATGTTGCTATGGGCATCACCCATTTCTTCGGTCAGCAAGTGTATTACAAGCACAGAACTCGAGAGCAAGTTGGACACATGGGCATTCAGGTCATGACGTACGGTAGCGCATTGATGCGTTCGTTGCGTGATCCGCACTTCATCATGCAGTTTGATGCCATTTTCTTTGATGAAGCACATTTTGTGTCTGCCCACGCACTCACGCTGGAATCATTGTCAAAGCAATATCCTGAGGTGCGCAAATTCTACATGTCTGCTACACCACGTGTTGGAGTTACGCCACACCAAGCGAAAGGCAGGTTCAACACTGAGGTTCGTGAGGTTGAGAATACTGATCCAAATTTTTGGTTGAAGGAGCAGGGCACGGGATCTCGATATGATGTAACTAGCCTGGGTCCAGTGATTTTATGCTTCGTGCAAGGGAAGAGACAAGCAGACACATTAGCATCAAAAGTTAATGCCAGTGGAAAAATTCAGTTCAAAGGCATTTCCCTCCACAGTGATAATTTTGACAACAACTACAATCTTGTGGTTAAGGCAACGAACGAGGGTGAAGAATGCATGATTTTCTGCACAAATATCCTTGAAACAGGAGTCACATTGAATGCTGATTGTGTTGTTGACTTCGGCTTTACGATGCGACCATCGTTAAGTGTGGCTGAGAAGAGATGTTTACTCACCAGTTCAAGAGTTACACAGCATGAGCGCTTACAGCGTATTGGAAGAGTTGGTCGTGTTAAGGATGGTGTGGCTTTAACTTGTGGAAAGTGTTTGCCAGGGCGCCCACCGATTTCCCCTGACGTCGTGTACGAAGCAGCACTCTATGCTTTCCTGTATGATCTGGATTTATATGCTGATTCGACATTGGACACAAACTACTTGGGTAACATTACAAGGCAGCAGGCCGAGGTTATGCTAAATTTTGATATCCCAATGTACGTGTTAAGGGATTTGGTGGATAAGGACGGCTCAATGCAACCAATCATGGTTTCTCTGCTTAAAAATCACGTCGTGGGCGACACACAGATCACAACACGCGACGTTCGTGTATCAGCTGACAAATGGGCGTCATGGCCAAATGCTCACGACTTGATAATGCTGTGTTTGCGGGGTTCCGAAGATGAGGAAATGATGAAGTTGGCGAAGGAGAAGATTCCCTTTTGCGCATATCAGCTGCTCGATGTTGATCTTAAATCCTTCACAGAGTGCTGCGCAAAATACGAGCCATATCGGGCCTTCCAGACCATAACTGCAAAATCAATGAATAAGAAGGTCTTGTTACGGGTGGATCCTGAAAACATCAACATATGCCACTCTGTCGCATCTGCTCTCCTCAAACAGCAAAATGATGTTTTGTCTTCATTACTGAACATGCAGACAGCCTGCCGAGATAGTAAATTGCTATCATGCTTCAGACAAACGAGGAGGTTTATGAGCGACCACCAAAATCGCATTGAGGCCACCAAACGGAACGTAAGCAAAATACGCGATCATTTGGCAAAGCTCGAGAGGTATGACACGTTTGTCAGGGATAAGGAGATCAATGGTGAATTTTCGCACGCCGATTTTGGCTCAGTTTTTGATCACATGTCACTCCAAATGAGAGGTGAGGCCAACAACAATGAGGTGCGGAAAATCCTACAACTTGAGGACAATGCACAAGTTAATGTGAGTGATCTGTTTATCCACAATGGTGACAAAATAGCCATTGGCTTGCTTGCAACAACAGGAGCTTACATCCTTGGTCAGATATACGCAATGTTGCGTACTACTGAGACGATCACAGCATCATCACTGGAAGGAAAGGGCAAGCCCATTCGTAATCGGGACAAGAGAAGCGAAGCACGCGCAGTCAACGAATCCTTCAATTTCATCGAGAGAATGAGGGCTGAGAGTGAAACCCAAACAGTCAAAAAGCGCAGAGATAAGGGAAAGCAGCAGAGTGATGCAGTGTCGCGGTTGTTAACAAAGACAAATCCTTTCGTGAATTTCTATGACATTGCCGATGCAGATGTTGAAACAGCGATTTTCTCGACTCTCAAGGGAAAGGTCATTCATGAAACAGCAACGCCAGTTAGTGATGTCAAGAGGTTGGATTTAATAAGCACAAATGTTGATGGTGATGGTGAACCGATCAACTTGAGTGATGAAGATGACTTAATGTGTTACATCACTCTCAAAGATGGGCGGGATGTCATGGTCAGGTTGGATCGTCACCGATCTCGTCAGCTCACACGGACGGGAGGTTTGATGGGATACCCAAACAGAGATGGGGAATTCAGACAAGTTGGAACGACGAAGATTGAGATGAAAGGACCAATTCCATTCACAAATATCAGCACTAAGTGCGTCAACATGGTGGGGCTTATCTACGCCAATGGGCGGCCAGTCATGAATTGTGTCTTGTACGGAGACTTTATCGTCTGCCCAGCACACATCAAATTAGTGGGGCCCGAGCTTAAATTCCGCTTCCAGCACGCAACATGCACATTTGTTGTTGATGAATACATGGCTTTTACCCAGTGCGATCTTATTTTAATCAAGCGACCAAGAGAGATAGCACCAGTGGCGGTTATAGCCAAATGTGGAGTTTTGACAGAGCCATCGTATGTGCAATTGGCGTACAGGAATCAGCAAAATCTCGATGGTACCCTCAGTGCAAGCGACATTTGCACACCATTCGACAACGGGCGCTGGACATACACAATATCAACCAAGAAGGGTATGTGTGGGGCTGCTGTTATCGAGCTTAAGACTGGGAAATTTGTTGGGATCCATGTTAGTGCAAATGAGGTCATTCGAAGAAATTTCATGGAGCCGATCTCGGAGAGTATGGTTCAAGTGCTGCAAAAGAAAGAAGACTTCATACCGTCGCGGGATTGGACATTTACGAGCACAGAGTGTGGGTACATGCCAGGTGAAATCTCAGGTCTGCAGGCAAACTACCAATGGGATCTTGAATTTGATGATTCTCGCTACACCATTGGCAACATGAATGAAACAGCTTCGGCATGGGGTTTCATCAAGAATCACCATCAGGTTGAGCCATGTAGCGAATCTTTAAATTTGTCATTGCACGGAGGTTTTGAGATGCTCGGAAAATCAGTGTCACATTTATGTTCGAAACACAAGATCGTTGGCCTATCGCCATATTGGCAGGAATTCAAACAGTTGTGTCCAGATTTGGTTGAAGGGATAGAAGAGTTGGAAGATCAGTATGCCCCAAGTGCGCTCAACCGAGATGCATATTACAAGGACATAAGCAAGTACAATCGTGATCTAGCTTGCAAGTGTGATATCCAACGTCTCGAAAAAGCTAGGGAAATGGTTGCGCATGATCTGAAAGTTGCTGGTATGAGGCCAACACGCGTTATGGACGCGGAGGAAGTTCTTGGCGATTTGGATGTTAGCACGGCTGCTGGCGCACTTTACGCCTGCAAGAAAAAGGTTGTCTTTGCTGGGTGGGATGACGAGATGCTCATCAATTTTGCAACTCTGTGCAAAAGTAAGCTTATCAGTGGTGAGAACGTTGGAGTGTGGAATGGGTCTCTGAAGGATGAATTGAGACCAATAGAAAAAGTGGTTGCAAACAAAACAAGAGTTTTCACAGCTGCACCAATCACAACACTCGTTGGTGCCAAGTTCTTCGTCGATGATTTTAACAAGCAATTTTACACAACCCATCTTAAAGCCCGGCACACCGTCGGCATCAATCCGTGGGAAGGTGGATGGAATCGTCTTGCAGACTTTCTTGGAGGGTCACAAATGCCTCTGTATGTTAGCGGCGATGGTTCGCGGTTCGACAGTTCAATCGACCCCCTTCTGTTTGATCAAGTCCTCAAGCTCCGATTGCAATTTTCAGATCAAAGTGATGATATCAAGCAGGCTTTAAAGCATTTGTACCATGAAATCGTGTACACGCCAATCCTCCTTGAAAATGGTCACATAGTCATGAAGAAGGTGGGCAACAACAGCGGCCAACCAAGCACAGTCGTGGACAACACCCTGGTCCTGATGATGTGTTTTTACTATTGTGCTCTCGCTGTATCTGATGACCCAAGTTGGATTCGGAACAATTTTCTCTTCGTTTGCAATGGCGATGACCAGAAGTGCGCGATGACCCAAGAGTTCATTGATGCTGGCGGTCTTAATTTCGAGAACCAATTGAGGCAATGTGGTTTGAACTATGAGTTTGATGAACCAACAACAAACATAGCTGAATATCCGTACATGTCTCTGACAATGGTTCCGCAGGGCAACGGAGTGTTTGGTTTCATCCTGAACCCTGAGCGCATAGTTGCAATCAATCAATGGATGCCAAAGAAAGGCATTCTTGGTGTGGCACAAAGGGCATTTGCAGCCATGTTACACTCATACAATGACAAATGGCTTTTTGCAATCATGCATTCATATCTCTATTGGTTGCTACTGTCATACGAACAAGAGTTGTTATGGGCAATCGAGCAAACTGGTGAATCAGTCTCATACATACCACCGTATGCTGTGCATGTGATGCACTATGGCGGAACAGTTCTTCAGATCGACACTGATGATGAGGGGAAGGCAAAGGACACCAACAACAAGAAAGATACAGGCAAAGGTATCGAAGGCTCTGGAACGCAAGCAGAGTTGCTTGGTGGAATCCAAACTTGGGTTTTGCCTAACTTGAACAAATTTGAGAGAAGCTCTGGCTTCAGGAAGATCGGAGGTCGCTTTGTCACAACGAAGCAAGCAATTAAGAGCATCCCCCGCGATGTAAGGAGTCTTATGCGCAATGATGTGGCAACCGACAACCAATTCATGGCATGGGAAACAGAGGTGCGTGACGAGTACTCAGTAGCCAACGATGAGGCATGGCAAACGCTCCTGATGGCCTGGGCCTTATTTTGTGCTCATAATGGCACCACAAACAAATTTCGGCACACCGATGTTATGCCAATGCCCACAGGTCAGGGAACCACAACAGATGTCCAGATTGGAGGCTTTGTTAAGGCAAGTCAGCAAGTTGGCCTCCGGAAAATAATGCGCAAGTTGTCACGTGAAACAAGCCAAATGCTAAATGAGCTTGGGGAGATGACAAAGTGGGGCATGGGGCATGGTATTCACGACAATTGGATGATACCATATGCCTTTGATTTTTATTTAGAAGATGAATACACACCACCTCCTGTACATGATCGCTTAGCTGCAGCGAAACACGCTGCACTTGGTGCTGGAGAGGTGGACGCGATGTTAATGGAAAAGAAACATCATGATTTGCAAACTATAGTAAGACCTCGTACTGCGCAAACCGAAAGATTTCGCGCACCTGAGGTGTAGGTTTTAAGTTCGTCCCTTCAGAGGCCCATAGCGGGCCTTTACTTGGTTGTCATGGCTTAACATGTGAAGTTGGAGTTTATAGTTCCAACGACCGGCAGAAATGCTCCCATGAGTCAACACATGGGTAGTCGCTGACCACGGAAAGGTCTATTCCGCACATATAAGTGTTGATGTATCAAGGACACCTAGATAAGGCCAGATGGGAATCTTCCGAGGTTTCGAGCCCTGCCTGACCGGTAACCCTGTTGTCAATACACGTGTGTGGATGTCATCGAAGAGGTGACCTTGATTTGGATCTGAGTACACTTGTTGTATGATCCATGTCATGCAAAGGTCCGAAGACCCTAAACTACGCTGCATTTAACTATGTGGAGGCCTAAAACTTAGTAGGTTGGAATTATCGAACCTGCCCACGCCATAAGTGATCTTCAATGCTCGCAGCGTGGAGTCGGATTTACTACTTTGCATTTTATGTTTATTCTTATCTTTTAACTTCGTAAGGATTAAGTCTACGATGGCTTCGTTGACTGGCCAGTTTATGGTTTCGCCTAGTTCCTGTAGGAGTTT